ATATATTTTTTTAAAGTTTCAATCTTAATTTTCGTGGACATCCCTTAACTCCTTTACTAATTCATAATAACGCATTAGAGTTAAAACCTGTTTATCTTTTACAATTTTACCTTTTGTTAAATTATCCAATTGTTTCACAGCTTCCGTTAATTTAATTTTTGTAATTTTATCATCAACATTAGGTAAATGTTTATTTAATTCTTTTTCAATATTAACAACTTCCCCATCAATAAATTCTTTTAATGAATTTGTGTTACTAATATTATTTATATAATTTTTTAATAAATTCTTTTGAGATTCATTCAAAGTCTTATACTTTTGATTAAATTTATCAACAAGAATTTGATAAGCAAGTAATCTTAAATCTTTATCTTTTTTATTATACTCAGATAAAACTTTTTCTTTTATTTCTTTATCGTTAACTCTTTTGTTTATAATATGCTCCAAAACAGTAAATTTAGAATTAACAACTTGTTCTGGATTAAATACTGTAGGTGAAGCTTGGGATTGAAATATATTATAAATTGACGCAAGTAATCTATAATTTGGAATACGGCCATTGAAAAAATCATTTGAATTATAATTTTCTTTAATTTCTTTAATTAAATTGTATTTTTCATTGCGAAGTTTAGAATTATTCAACTTTTGTCTTGATTCTAATACAATTTCCATTAAATTATCTGCTCTACTTTCAGTAGTACAATGTTTTTCTGAAAGAATGCGATATAATTGAAGTTCTTTTCCTAATTCAGTATCTTCGTTAAAATATTTTTTAACTATTTTTACTGATTTAGTACTTTTTCCAGCCAAAACGTCAGCTGTTATCTGTCTTGTTAATAATTCAAAAAGAATACTTGTATTCTTTATTTTTGAATGCTTTAATTTTCGAGCCATTACAAAATACTCCAAATTTCCTTACAATTTGTCATAAATAAATATAAAGTTAAATAATAATTAGTCATTTGAAACCCCATTCATTAAAGAAGATACATCATCTTTGTACTCTTTTTCAACTTCTGTTGTTTCATTTATTAACTCTACATCTTTTTTGCCAAATTTCATTGATTTTTTTAACTTATCATAGTGTGCAAGTGCTAATGGTTTACCATATTTAAGTGAACCACTACCACCTTTTTTCTTATCGTGAGCTCCAAGTGGGTCTCTACCTCTTGCACCACTATCTTTTCCATACTTACCACCCTCTTTTGGTCTTCCTGCACCATCCCAACCACCTTCAGGTGAACCACCTTCATCATCTAATTCATGACCAGTTCTACCCATAGCCATATCTGATGGTGTTCCCTGCGCTTGTCCAGATTCTTCAGGATCGTTTCCTTCTGTTTGAATCTGTTCTCTTCTAAATTTTTGTTTAAAATCATATACAATTTTTTTATCTTCTTTTTTAATTTCTTCATTACTAAACCCAAATATGTTCTTATAAATCCACTCTGTAGAAACTAATCCATCTTGTAACATTGAAGAAGCTAAACTTGTTTTATTATTCCATAATTCAACTTTTTCTTCTTCATATATTGTTGATGGGTTCGTTAAATCTAACTCAAAATCTACTAAATCGGAATCTGTATACCCTTGTGCATACAAATGAATAATTGCAATCTTAGTTAACTCTGATATTGTAATTCTTTGAATTCTTTCAATGGTACGAGCGAATCTTACATCTTCTGCTGCAAGAGTTGCCTTTGAACCAATTTGTTCTTCAAATCCTAAGAACGCTTTAGGTATTCTTAAAGCTGATAATAATTTATTTTTTAAATATTCAATATCTTCTGTAGCTTCATAAGTTAAACCAGGAAGAGATTCTATATTCGTTCCACTATCTCCACCACGAACAGGTAAGAAGAAATCTTCAGTAATATTCTGCATATTATACTTTAAATTATAATCACCTGTACCTTCATCAACAACTGGTGCTTTTTTCATTTTAGTAATAACTTTTTGCATATAATTGTCAACTTCATTTGGTGGAATGTTACCAATATCTAATTTAAATATTCTTTTTTCTGGTGCTCTCATAATTCTATGAATTAACATAGCATCTTCCATAAGTGATAATTGTTTCCAATTTTTACGAGCACCTTCAACTTGAGACTTACCATATGGTAAATAATTAGAATCTGAAAGTAATCTAAAATGAGCTACTTCATAATTTTCCAACTCGGTTCTTTCAGCTGAAGCTTGTGGTTTATATCTATGTTGATTTGTAGCACTTTCAATTAAAAATTTTACATATTCTGGATTTTCTGGATCTAATCCTTCCATTCGTGTAACATCATAAACTGACATAGGTACTACATTAGTTATACCATACTTTTCATTAATTTCTAATTGTAAAAAGAAATCTCCATACTTACACATATTACGAACCCACGGCCATAAATTAAATTCTATATTCAATATGTCATAAAAAAGATTATGTAATATTTCTTTAACTTGACCATTATCTGTTCTAATTTCTAAAACATTACCATATTCTGATTTCATTGTTGATTCATCAGCGTAAATATCAAGTGCTGAAGAAATGATTGCGTCACTATCCATTGATTCATAATCTTTAAATAAATTTAACCTTTGTGATTTTGTGAACATAGAATCGGAATATCCACTAAGTCCACTTCCCGTAAATATTTTTTGATATCTATCGATTAAATTATTTCTAGCGACAGATTGCATACGACTAGTATCGGCGACTTTTAATTTTTTTCCACCTACATTTCGTACAACTACATTTGTAGAAAAAAGTCGTTGTAATCTTGATCTTAGACTTGTATCAGCCATTTTTTACCTCTTTAATTAATTAACCACTCTAATGATTCTTTTTGTTTGTTTACTTCCCAAGACCAAGAATCATTTTGGTTATCTGTTGGTGTATATACTCCTTGATTTGATGTAATACTACCCATTGCTTTCTTTTGCAATTCTATACCTTCAGCTCGTAATCTTAAAGCTGTCTCTCTTATCCATAAACCCATACCATAAGACATTACTAAATCATCATTGTAACCACTCATAGCTTCTGCCCTACTACCATTATATATAAATACAAACAATTCATCAATTAATCTTTGTGAATGAACTGTTACTAATCTTTCTCTAAAAAATTCTTCTAATTTTGCTATTACTAATGGTCTTGTTTTTTGTGTTAATGTAAATCCTGGAACTAATTGTTTTTCCATTCTATTAATTTTATTATTAACTTGTCTATGTACATCAACTATTTGTAAATCTTTTGACATATAAAATAAATTTTCATACTCCCTATCAATACATTGTTGTATTGCTGCCCAACCAATGTTATTATTTTCAATAACAAGTAATGCATTATTATATTCAGTAGCTATATTAACTAACAGATTACCATAATCTCTTGTAGACATTCTACCTTTATATTCAGCGACTTGTTCTAAACTTTCTACATCTATAATATGAAACGCAGAATAGTCTGTAGCATCTCCTCTACTAACGTCAGCACATACTACATAATCTTTTGTATAGTTTGGTGGCTCCCAAATCCAAACATTACTATCAATACCTCTTTTCTCAATTGGGTCTTTAACTTGAGTAGTTCTATACTCTTCTAAAATAACACCATCGACTACTGATTGACCAGAAGTGATAAAATCACAATCACATTCTTGAGCTGCTAATGAAGGACCTAATAATTTATCTTGTTCATCTCTCCACTCTTGTTCTCTATCTGGATGTAATGTCCAATGTAATTTAATAAAATTAAAATCATTTAATCCATCTTCAGAATCCATCCAAGTTCTATGAAACCAATTACCAACACCATTTGGTGTAGATAATGCTATACATTGTCCACCAGTTGATAACGTCTGAGATGCTGCTGCCCATATTGTATCAATTTTATCAATAAATGCAGCTTCATCAAGAACTAATAAAGATAACGCTTCTGAACGACCCGCATCCTCACCACTTGATACAGCCTTTACTTGAGAACCATTTTTGTATCTCAAACTTAATTTGTTATCCTCAACACATTTTTGTTTTAACCAAGTAGGTAAGTTAGCATGCATTACTCTGACTTTTGTTACTAAATTTTTGGCAACTTCTTGTTTAGTAGCGATTACTAAGATATTTTTATCTTGATGAAATGTCATCATCCATAAAGAGTATCCAGCAGTAACTGTTGATATACCTAGTTGTCTAGCTTTTAAAATTATATTAAATCGATGTTGGACAAAATCCTCTATCGTTTTTTCTTGAAAATCATAAAGACTAAATGGTATTTTACCCTTTATTGGGTGTTGTATAAAACAATACTTTTTCAAGAAATAAACAGGATCCGAAGCACATTTTACATACTCCTGTTTTATTGCATCCTTAAGCTGACCTTTTGAATTTCTACTCATACTAATATATTATTTGTACTGTTCCACTTCCCGTCACGCGAGTTAATCCAATCTCATATAAAGTCTTAGCTGTTAAATTTGAAGCTGTTATTGTATCACCTTGCAGTGGGTGTAGTACTGAAGTTCCAGCACTTGCAACGATAAACCCTTGATTTCCTGCACGAGATCCAGTCAAGTCATGACTACCAGCTCCTAACGTAAGAACTTTTTTATATTTAGCATTATCATAACTAGACCCCAGCGTTGTTCCTATAGATGCAGAAACAGCAGATACTCTACTTGAAGCACCAGCTATATCAGTTCTATTTGAATCACCATGTGTAATTATTGACGACATTTACGTTCTCCTAAAATTATTAAAGTTACTTTTTTCCTAATAATAAATATCTTACTTTAAAGATTCTTCTATTTTTTCTAAATGTTTCAAAGCATCACCAGCTTCTTTTTGAACTCTATCAAAATCAGCATTCCATTTTTCCTCATCTAATGAATATCCATCTGGACGAACTTGATTATAAAAAGTTGGTGTTTTTTGCTCCATAAATTCTTTAATTTGTTGTTTTTGGTCTCTTATCCATGCAAGTTTATTTCGATTTACTTTTTTTGTAGCCCATTCATCATATGTACCATTTATTCTCATTTTATTTTCTACTTTTATCTGACAATCAAAACAATGTTGATATAAATACCACATTTTTTCATCCATTGTAGCTTTCATCACTTTATCACAAGATGGACAAAACCAAGGCATTCTAGCTTCTTTTGTAACTTCTAATTTTTCATTAATTCTTTCTTGTTCAAGTTCTCTTTCTAATTTCATTTTCTTTTGAAAGTCTTTATCAACTTTAGAAACAATTATTCTTTTTTCTGGTGTTTCGCCCCGTAAGATGGATTGCATTGCTTTATTCTCTCTTACACTTTCTCTACTTCTTGCCATTGTAACTCCTCTAAAAATTTAATAAACCTAATATTTGATTTACGGGTGCAAAAGCACCAGTAAATTTATAAGTTTTACCTTTATATTTAAAAACTATACCTTCTGACGGAACAATTGCTGATAATCCACCTATTTTATTTAATTTATCTAATTGTAACTTCAAAGTTTGTATCTTTTTTACATCTCCACCACTTTTTACTGTTTTTATTGCATTAATTACATCTTTTCTTATCTTTTGTACTGCTTTTTTAGGTGAAGCTGCTAAATAACCACTAATATTCTTTAAAATCTCTGCTCCGACATCAAAAAACAACACTTCAAATGGTTTCATATTATCTTTTACCCATTTTTGGTGATCATTTTTATCAAATGATAGTGCCCAATCAAGAAACTTCTCATCTTTTATATCTTTTCTCATCATTTGCACCTTATATGACTTATCAAAGAACGCCCATCTCTTAGTCAAGTTAACTAAAACCTTATTTGGTATCTTATATTTCATTTGTTTTGATGCATTAAAGATAAATTCTTCCCAATATGACTGGTGATACTTTGATAACGTATCATTATCTTTTAGTTTATACTGATTTTGTAACTTTTTTAGTCTATTCAAATATACATTCTTCTTTTTACTAAAATCTTGTACTTTAGGTACTTCTAAAAATTGTGGTTTACCAATTTTATAATGTTTTTGTACGTTTTGATTAACTTGTTTAATCATACCTGCTAATATACGAGCACTATCTTTAGGTTGTCCTATTGCTGTACCACTTTCATTATATTCTAATGTTCCGTGAAATACTATTTGTGCTTTATCATAATCTATAACATTAGCCGATTTTGGATACATAACTTCTAAGTTCATCCAACGTTTACCATTATCAAATATTTTTTCTTTTTGTTTATCAGATAAAGAACCTATTGATTTATTCAAATCTTTCATTGCAAATACAAAAGCATCTCTAATATCACCTCTGCCTGCAAATTTAGAAGCGACACCTTTTATATCCATTGCTGATGAACCAAAGTTTTTTAATTGACCTTTATTTCTTGCTGTAACTAATTTTCCATTTACCCAAGAGACCATTAAGTTTTGACCGTCAAGTTTTTCTGTAACTCCATCCTCTCGGTTTAATTTACCACCGAGTCCATTAATAATTATCTGTTTCAAATCCGAAAATGTAATATTTTTATCGTCAAACGGATGATTCATATGTCCGTATGCTCCACCTTCTAATAATAAATGTTCTTTCATTGTCATTTTTTTATCGTAAGCATCTTCTTTCATTTTAATAATATCCGCGATGAAAGGAGACCTTCTCAGTGCTTTAAATGCAAGATTCTCTACTGAAAACTCTCCACCTTTAGCAAGACCAGAACTTCTCATTCTTTTAAGTTTATCTTGAATTTTTTCAACCATCTCAACTACTTCATCGTACTTACCATCTTTCATCAATTTTTGTAAAACTGGCACCGAACCTAAATAACCTTCAGCCTTTGAACGAATATCTTGTAAATCAATTTGTAATTCTTTTTTCTTTGGTACTACTATCCACTTATCTTTTAATATTGAATATAAACCTGACGCTACGTGTGGGTCACCTACG